GGAGAATAAATGGATTACATAAGAAAATTAGTTTCTGTAAAGAAAATAGATAATATTTTACCAATAGAAGGTGCAGATAGAATAGAATTAGCCCAATTTGGTGGTTGGAAAGTTATAATACCAAAAGGAATTCATAAAATTGATGAAAATGTTATATATTTCGAGATCGATTCATTCATTCCTTTTCAAGATATATTAGAAAAATTTTTAGAACCATTAAAAGCAAAATGCACTAAAACATTTGATAATAAAGAAGGAATTTTGATAAAAACAATAAAGATGAAAGGACAATTTTCTCAAGGATTTGTTATACCTAATATTGTAAATGCAGAATTAGGAACAGATTTAACTGAGAAATTTAATGTTTTAAAATATGAAATTCCGATTAGTTCTAATAATCTAGAAACAAAATCATCATTCCCTGGATTTATTAGAAAAACTGATTGTATTAGAATACAAAATTTAACAGATGAAGATTACAACAGAATTAAAGATAAAAAATTCGAGATCACTTTGAAAAATGATGGCACTTCTTTTACAAATTATTACTATAATGGAACTGTAGGTGTTTGTTCAAGAAATTTAGAATTAAAACCACAGGTTTCTAATTTATACACAGATCAAATGTTAAAAGAATTAAATGATTATAAAAGAAATATTGCTATTCAAGGTGAAATTATAGGACCTAAAATTCAAAATAATCCTCATAATGTTAATAAAAATACATTGAAAATATTCAATATTTGGGATATAGATAATCAATGTTATTTACCACAAGAAGAAAGATATAAAGTATTAAAAGATTTAAATCTGTTTGATAAACATATTGAAATAGTTGATTGTAAATATCAATTGAAAAAACCTTCAGATTATTCTGAAAATTTAAATGATTTTGTTAATAAACTTTTAACAGAAGTTCAGGAAAAATGTGGTAAAAAATTAGAAGGATTTGTTTTAAAAAGTTCGGATGGATCGGAGATTATAAAAGTTATATCTAATGAATATCTTTAAAGAAGAGACAGAAAAACTGTCTCTTAGTATATTTAATTATTGATTTGGGGCTATAACATTTGTTGAAGCTACATTAATTAATTTTTCTGGGGTATTATACTCTGTTTCGCCAACTACGAAATCGCTAAATGAAAACGTGATGTCAAACTCTTGAACTTGATCAATGCTATCAGCTGACACTGAAATTTCGCCAACACTTTGAACCCAAACATTATGAAATGTATAAACTGCTGTTTCTTTCTCTAGAGAGTCTATTTGGCAAACTTTCATATCTACAAAAAGTCCTCCAGGGTTACCGGAGTGGGTGTTGCTCTGAAAATTGTCTATACCAGCTTGCCACGCCAGAAATGTTCTTCTTATACTATGATTAGCATCATTATAAAATGTTACAGTCCACAATGTTTCATAAGAAGTATCTCCGGGAATTGGTAACTTACGGCCTTGATTCCAAAATTCTATCTGGCCGATAGTAACACTTGGAAAGGTGGCAGATTTACACATAAAACTCATCTCTTCTAAAGTTGCGCTTTTTGTTACTTCAGGTGGTAGTGAAAAATAAACCACATATTTAGAAGATCTTGCTGCAGATCCTTTAGAAAGAGTACTTTTAATCTTATTGATTTTATTACTCATCAATTTTCCTTTTATTTTGCAAAATAAATATTATATCTGTATTCAGATGATTAATATATATTATTTATCTTTTTATCTAAAATTTATCTTTTTATGATATAATAAAAACAAAAGGAACAAAATGAAAGATATTAGAAACATTTCAGTAAAATCAGATGATTTAAGTTTGAATAATTCAAAAATCAAAAAAACAAAACTCACAAAATCTAACAGAAAATTAAAAGTCTCATCTTTTTATGAATTTTTAAATACTTTATTAAGTTTTGAATTTTTATTTGGAATAATCATAGGACTTGTTATAGTAGTATTTTTCAATGTTTATGATTCGAGAAATAAAGAAAAAATATCTTCACTCGAAAATATTATAAAATTTAATCAAGAACAATTCTTAGAATATGATAAAAGAATTGAAGAACAAGTTAAAATAATCAAATCTCTTAAAAATGATCTAGATAATAAAGAAAGTATAGATGATTATTTTTCAAAAACTATGAAAAATAGTATCAATAATTTTGAGAATATTTCTGATACTCAGAAGAAGAAAATAATTGATAATATCTTTAAATTCTCTGAAAAATATAACATAAATCCAGTTTTAGTATATGCAATTATAGAAACAGAAAGTTCATTTAGACCTTATTTGGAACATAAAAGAACATATATACCATCTTTAAAGAAACATATTCAAGCTGTTGGATTAGGTGGAATTGTTTGGGAGTTTTGGAAAGAAGATCTCAAAAATAATAAAATAGCATATTCAAGACAAGATTTATTTGAAATAGAGAATAATGTTGAAGCAATTTGTTATATTTTAGATGTTTATAGAAATTATGAAAAATTACCACAAGCAAAAAATATCACTGAGTCTATGTTAATGAGATTTTATGGAAGTGCGTTTGCAAAATATGAAAATAATGTATATAATAAGATTGCTCTTTTATTAACCAAAGACTTTTAATGTATAATTTAATTTTAAAGGAGAAATATGAAACTTTTAGAATGCACGTTTACTGGAGTAAAAGATAGTCCAGAACAATATAATTCTTATGAAAGATATAATCTTAATGGTAATTCATATATAAAGAGAATAACAAAAAGTTCAGAAACATTTATAGAAGATCCTAATGGAAACTATAGGTTTATTCTCGATAATAATATAAAACTCAAGAGAGTTAAAGATAGTAGAAATTTAACTTGTAAAAAATATGGAAGTTCTAGACCTATGTATTCTCATATTAGAGATGAATATTGGGATTTTGAAGATTCAAGATATAACAGAAATCCAAGAGTTTGGTATTTAGATATTGAGACAACAGCAAAAAGACCAATTAACGCAGAAGCTGCACTTGAAGAAATAGTTCTAATTCAGATTTTCGATAGTATTCTAAAAACTAATATTATATTAGGATTAGAAGATTTCGAAGTTTGTGAAGATCCTGGTACTTCGTTTTACACGTTTAATAATAAAACCTATGATTTTAAAGTTAAATATCTAAAATGTGATAATGAAGCGCATTTGTTAGAAATGTTTGATCGTCTTTTGAAACAGTTAAAACCACTGATAGTGTATGCTCATAATGGAAGGAACTTTGACTTTCTTTATCTATATCATAGAAGCAAACCTTATGGAATTCTTAATAAATTAAATTGTTGGAATTTTGAATCAAAACTTCAAAAAAACAGAAATGGATATTGGGAACTTATTTCTCCTGGTATGTTTTTTGTTGATTTTATAGATTTATATAAAAGATTTGTTTTTGAACCACGAGAGTCTTATTCACTGGATTATCTTGCAAAAAAAGAATTAAATTATGGAAAAGTGCCACATAATTGTTTTAGAACATTTGATGGATTTAGAACAGGTGAAACATATATACCACCAGAAGATCCAGAAAAAATAGATAATGATTTTGAAAAATATCTGTATGAAGCTTATTCTAAGAATGATACAATTTCTTTTAAAAAAATAACAAAAGATTGGTTTATTCATTATGGTATAATAGATACATATCTATTATATAAATTGGATGAAAAATTAAAACTCACAGATCTTTTAATAAATGTTTCTTCTCTGATGGGAGTAAATTATGATGATGCAATGGGAACAACAAAACCTTGGAGTCAAGGATTAGCAAATATTGCATTAAGAAATAATGAAGTAATTCCGGATTTAGATCCGGATCAAAGAGATGTTCAAATTCAAGTAAAAGGTGGATTTGTTAAAGATCCTTATCTTCAAAAAATAGATTATGGATTTTCACTTGACGTTAACTCAATGTATCCCTTATTAGGTATGTATTCTTTTAATCTATCGCCTGATACTTATATACCAGAACATAAAATTCCAAAAGAATTAAAAGAATTTAAAGACAAATATCTTTTTGATGAAGATGAAGAAAGAGTACTTAAATTATACAGGGAACAGCCTGAAATTTTTAAAGAATATACTAAATTATTGAAAAAATATAATCTTTGTGGAAGTATTGTTGGTGCATTTTTTGATAGAAGTAAAAAGGGTATAATTCCAAGAACAGTTATAAAAATATATGAAAACAGAAAAAATGCCAAAAAAGAAATGTTGAAATATCAAGGTGAAGCGGAGAAGATAAAAGAAATTCTGTTAAGCAGAAACGTTGATATCGATAAAATATAAGAACAAATATGTATAATAAATCAAAAAGGAGAATATTTGAACTATAGTGAAATGAATACTGAAGAGTTAATTTCTCTTTATAAAGAAAATACCAAAAAAGCAGATGAAAAAAAAGTTCTTCAAAAAGCTCTGAAAAATGCGATTAATAGTTTGTATGGCGCACTCGCCAATAAATTTTTTCCTATGTTTAATCAAGATATGGCACGAAGTATTACCGGAAACGGTAGGTTTTTTATAAACTTAACTGGAAGTAATGTTGATAAATATCTCCATGATTTAGCAAAATCCGAGAAACCTTATTGGATCTACTCTGATACTGACAGTGTAGATGGTGATACAATAATAGAAATAAATAACAAAAAAGGTAAAATTTCAGATTTTTTTGATTCTCTTGATGGTGAAATTATAGAAAAATCAGAAAATAATTTTATTAAAAAATTAAATGAATGTGAATCATTATCAGTTAATAAATCTTTAGAAATACAGAATAAAAAAGTTACATATATTATGAAACATAAAGTTAAAAAAAGAATGTTTAAAATAAAAGTAAAAGACAATGAAGTTATAATCACAGAAGATCATTCTTTAATGGTAGTAAGAAATAGTAAACTTATATCTGTTAAACCAAAAGAAGTTTTAAACACTGATAAATCTCTGATACTTCAAGAAGATATGAAATTAACACTTCACAATTTACAAATAGAAGATTTAGGTATAATAGAAGATTTTGTTTATGACTTAGAAATAGAAGACAATCATAATTTTTTTGGAAATGATATTTTAGTTCATAATTCTTGTTATTTCGCCTTAAACAAAATTGGTGATGCTCTATCAAAAGACAAAAATCTAAGAGATTCTAAAAACACTATAAATGATTTTATAGAGAGTAAAATTCAACCTAAAGTAGAAGAAAGTATTCTCGAAATGAAAGAAGTTTTCAACGCAGTTGATGATCAAAAAATAGGTATGAAACGTGAGGTTATTTTCAAAGGGGCAGTATGGTTGGCAAAAAAGAAATATTTTATGAGAGAATTGGATTCTGAAGGTATTGAATATTTAGATGAAGATAATCCAGAAATTAAAAAACAAGGTATTGAAATTGTTAAATCAAGTACTCCTCCTTTTTCACGTAAATATTTAAATGATGCAACTTTGATTATCTTAGAGAAAGATAAAGATACTCTTAGAAAATGGTTAAAAGAAGTTAAAGAGAAATTCATTCATCAGAAATTAATGGATATTGCAAAAACTTCAAGTGTTAATTCATTAGATTATGATTTAGATAATGATAAATTTGATGAAAATGGAAGAAAAATATCGATCCCTATAAATTCACGAAGTGTTTTGGTAACAAATAGGTATATTAAAGAAAATAATCTTCAACTTGAACATAATCTTTTAACCGAAAATGAAAAAATCAAAATGTTATATCTTAAAATGCCAAATCCACTTAATAGTGATAGTTTTGCATTTAATACTGAAAAATTCGCACAATTATTCAAAGATTATATAGATTATGATACAAATTTTGAGAAATTATTTTTAAAACCTCTTGAATTGATGACAGAAAATCTAAATTACGATTTAAAGAATAATAATGAAG